GTCTGCCTTTTTCGTCTTTCATAGGACCCTTAACTCCACTCATACGAGCACAGAATGATTTTCTACGACCAGCATCTTTACTGCCGGGTTTGACTTTACCAGTAACTGCGGTCTGGAGTTTACTTCCTGGGTTCTTACGTCTATATGCCGCAACACCCTTCTTAGTCATTCCAGCACCATCTTTGGTTGCTATTTTATGGCCTTTGGCATCTTCGCCCCTTGCTTCAGCCATATACTTTTTAAAACTTATCACTTGTTCCCCCATCTGGATATATTTTAACGTAACTTGCAAATGAATATTTTGCAAGGGTCTCAGATTTAGTTATTTCCTCTTTAACAGGTTCAACAACCGATTCTATCTTTTCTACCGATTTCAACCATTGACGTGTACGTCCTGTGGCTGTCTCGACAATAACATAGTTGGCACCAAGTACTGAGATATTACCTACCTCATTGGTGTCTTTTATTATGACGGACTCTCCTACCGTGAATAGGTCTCCGTTAACAAAGGCTTCACGTTCCTCAGAAACTGATTCGAGTTCTACGTGGTGCCTAAATGATGCTTGCTCTCTAATACCCATAGCGTTACGGATATCACTGAACAGTTTCTTTGCATCAGAATTGCTTAATGGTTTAGGGAGACCTTGGGAGAAAGTTGTAAAGTCGTTTGCTTTTGCACTTGCTCTTTGCTTACTAGCAGATGCGCCTTCAGCACCGTCTGCATCTGGATCTCTTTCACCAGCCGATACGACTGTTATCTTCTTAAAGTTATAGAAACCGTGTCTAGACTTGGTTCCATTATACTTATTCAATAGTATATCAAATTCGTTTACACGATCAGATCCTACAACCATTACGATAGTTTTGAAACCATCGTTATATAATGTTGTTGCAATATCAAATACCGTCTTAACTTTATTATTAATCATAATTTGACGAGCATGCTTTGGGAACATCTTACGAGCATACTTTACCTTGTCTTTGTATGACAAAGGATTCTTATTCTTATCTTGGCTTTGTGATAGATACACCCTATAAGGATTTCTACCCGCAGTTGATGCCAGTTTCTTCAATAATTTCTCATGACCAATAGTCGGAGGATTCATTCTACCAAAGGTAAAATAAACAGCTTGTTCCTCTTCAACTAAGAACTGGCTAAATGATGCGATTGCCATAAGTAATACTACTTTCCACGTTTTCTTGCTATCTCTGCCTTACGTACATCTTTCATCATACGTTTTGCAATATTATTTATACGTGGTTTCATCTTATTTAAACGCTTCTCAATCTCTGCTTTACGTGCAGGAGTCATGTCTTTTTTAGGACCGTCCTTGGCAATCTTAAGAGCCATTTGGTTACGAGCCTGTCTTTGTGCACGTTTCTTCAGTTTATCAGTAGAAGCTATCTTATTTGCCGCTCTTCTGCGACCCATCTTCATTTTAGTCTTATTCTTACGTGCCGCTATGCCACGATCCCTACGTTGTTTAATGGATAAAACTTCATCCACATCTTCAACTTCTTCGTTAGGTTGCATTATAGCTTTTGCACGTGCAGTAGCTTGGGGCGTACCTTCTTGGTGTTTATTAGGATCGTAACAATCTTCTTGGAATTTTAGGAATGATTTCATTTCTTTACCTTATTTAACCTACTACGAAGAGCTTTAAGATCTGTTTTAACACTTTTAGTCTGTTTGTCAAGATCTTTTCTGTTAATACCCGATTTACGTAATGACTTGAGTGTCATTGCCAATTCATCAACATTATCCTCATCGAATTTGATGTTAGGATACTTCTTACGGAAGGCGGCATGATCTGCGGCGGCGGCTTTCTGACGAGCGGCGGCTTTCTGTTGGTCTGTTTTGTTTTGAGAATGAGTTTTATTCATCTTATTTGCAAAAGATGTACCCTTTACACCTTTACGATGTAATAGACCTCTGCTACGAGGACCGTTAAACTCTTGTACAGACTCCTCAACAGGATTGTCACGAAGACGTGGCTCTCTACGATTGACTGACGGATCTTCAAGACGCAAGTTCTTAGGATCGTTGTTCAGTGGATCATTATCCTTATGTCCAACATCTTTACCCTTGACATTCATCTTTTTAGCCATTAGTCTACGTGCCTTGTTACGAGAAGAACGCTTCTCGATTTGCTCAGGCTTGCCTTGGTAGTTTTCGTACTCTTTGGCGTAGTTTCGTTCTAAGAACAACTTAAAGGTTTTCATTATTTTTTACTCTTTTCAATGTCAAGAGTTTTAGGATAATTCTTATCACCGGGCTTAAGTTTTGGTTTACCAGCTTTCCTACGAGCATGCATATTATCCCACAGACCGGGCTTTTTAGCTTCGTTAGCTTTGCTCTTTTGAAATGCTTTGTATTCTTTACGTCTCGCATTATCAGCATCTCTTGCTTTAGGAGTAAGTTTGCTGTTTGCTTTACCATGAGCCATAACCTTCTTACCCATAGGTGTAAGGTTACCCTTTTTGTCATACATTTGATTAATAAGCTTCTTTTCAGCAGAAGTGAGTTCTTGCACTACTTCTTCTTTAGGAACACAATTAGGGACTTCTTTGCCCCCCTTCATTTTAGTTCCTACTTGTTTATGAGTATCCCAACATGGATCCTCAGATAAGTCTCTGAATTCTAAGTTTTCTAGAATTTTATCTCTGAATGTCATTTGTCATCTTCCTGGTTTGTCCCATCCTTTTAATGTATCGGGTGAAAAGTTGTTGTAGGAGAACTCCATACGATCAACGATTTTCACTGCATCACCGCCAAGTTTATCAATTGCTACATAACCCTCTTCACCAGTTACTTTGTAACCAGTTTTGGTCTTAACGAAGGTTTTAGTTTTACTTAGTTTATTAAGACTATTTATAAGTTTTAATTTGGCTAATACAATAAGTTTTTGCATTTCAAACATACGAATTAAAGATTGTTTGTTAGCAGGTGAGAAGAACGACAATAACTCGTTTAAAGCATCTCTACGTCTGTTCTTACCCTTTTCGGTCTTTAGCTTGTCTATTTCCTTTTGGTATTTGCCTTTGATCCAACGGATGAGACCTGCGGTATGAGTGGTTGTGTTTTTGATGATCGTCCCACTTCTGACAAACGTGTTGTTGTACTGTTCAATATGTTGTGCGAGGACTTTGTTCGATTCGAGACTCCGTAGAGTTGTTCCTGAGATGGTATTGAATAGTTTACCACACTCGCTAAGGATCTTAGTAACATTCTCAGTTTCCTTTGCAGTCATTGTCATAGATGTCATATCTCTTAACATAGCATCTTGTGACCATACGTTTCGGGATTTCTTGAAGTTGGATACATCTACTCCATAGGAAGCTCTAAGGCTTTCAAAGTCGTTACCGCTATAGGATGTGTGCCAAACGATTCCAATTTGTGCGCTTTTGATTTCTCTTGCGGCAGTACTATTAGCAGGAACAGCATAGACAATAGTGTTAGGATGAAAAGTGATGAGATCTTCACCGTTTATCTTCTCCTTTTTTGTGTCTCCAGGGCCAAACAGAAAGTCGCCTTGGATTATACCTTTAATCCCCAAAGATGGTAGATACCTCAATGCCGCCTTAAGTTTATCAGCTAGATCACCTTTAGTGTCAGCATCAACTTCGGCGGCAGTCTTATATACCTTGGGGTTCTTATTAAATATGCCTTTCTTGGCAACAAAGAATTCACCATCATTAGGGTCAGTCCCACAGAAGATCGCAGGAGCACCATCCCATTTGATAGAGACGTTACCTTTGTGAGCACCACCTAACATATCACGTAACTCACGCAATGCGTTGATAGCTTGTCGAGTACCATCAACACCACCATAGAGAACCTTATCCTCAATGTGTGTCATATGAGTATTCTTTTGCTCAGTAAGCATTGATTCATTAAAGGATAACATTAGGCACGACTATCCCAGAATGTTTTGCTTAGTTCACCTCTAGTTCTAGTTGTGTCACCAACTTTACGAACTTCAGTGTACACCTGATGAGCACCTGATCCAGAACCAAATGTTCTAACACCATTGGTTTGTTTTAACCATAGTGCACGATGAGGAGAACCCACCCCCGGATCCGAAGGTGAGTTGTTGTATTCCCATTGAGGGTTATTTGGTACTGCTACCCATGCCATGTTCTGTCCTTACTTTAGTGGATTCTTTTTACGTGTTTTAGGCTTAAGGGAATACTTACTGTCTGGCATCTTCATGATTTTCAACTCAGCTTGCACTTCATAGTACTGAGATCTAGTCGATACACGCACTTTAAATGCACCTATTCCAGATAGTAGAGGTATGTTTCCTTTTAATTTAAGAGGGTTGGTTCTACCAACCATATAGAAGTCATCACCCGCTTGCATATAGAATGCAGGTTCTGCTTTATTATTCAAGTAGTGATCTGTGATAACCTCACCAAGATTTACATTAGGCAACGATGTAAGATACCTATTAATCCCCGGTTGAGAAAAGTATTCCTTCATTACATTTAAAGGAACTGCATCCTTATCCTTCAAACCTGTTTTGGTTGTAGGGATCTTGGGGTTCTTGATACCACTGAATTCAGAGATAGCTTTGATAAACTGCTTGGCAGAGTCCGACTTGTTCATAATCTCAACTGCTTTATGAGCAGACTTCATACTATAAGTAGTTGCCCACTTTCTACCATCAAAGTAGATACGTGGATTTGCCAAGTTGTCGGTGTGATTCATCTTGACCTCAAGCCAAGACTGTTCTCCACCTTCTGATTTTATAAGAACATCAGAATACTTAGTACTGACCTTCGGACGTTCTGCCGACCAGTCTTTCATTGCATTGACATAGTCAGCAACTTCTTTTTCGTACCTATCGGATTGACGAGTTTCTAGTAATACGTCACCCTCATCCCTGATATCTAAAATCGTTTTCAAAGTAATTCTCCTTGTTGCTTCTATTTATAACATTTATTTCCTACGAATGTAGGCTTTATCACCAACTCGTTCTACAAAGAATTGATATTGCTCAAAGTTGTCATCCATCAAATCTATATTCAATGTACGAATGGTAGCTTGCAGAGAAATAAACTCTGCTTCGCTAACATCTTCGGCATATAGGTCTGGATCACGTTTGTCCATAACTAATTTCATACTCATCTCCTATGAAGCCAGTGCGTATTGCACTGCCTTCTCTGCCGCTTTGATCTTGCGGTTTTGGTTTGCACCGAACCACTGACTGTGTAATCGGTTTTCTGCGTTACGACCTTGAAGGTGGTCTGTAACATATGTTACTGAATTGAATGCTTGCCACCAAGATCCTTCAGCATAGTTAGCACCCGGTTGACTTTCCAACACATCGTAGCAGTTACGTGCCTGACGTGATAGATCATCAATTGAATTAACTGATGCAACCTTACGTTTGCTATCTGTGTGTGGGTACACTTCGTTGTAGAAGTTGATGAGTTCTTCGGCACCATAACGGCGTGATCCAATGAACTGAGCCATCTCTTTATACTTCTCAAACTTCTGGTGTGCGATACCCAAGTGCTCTTTAGCCTGTTGTGGGTCAAAAGCTTTACGGTGTGACACTTTCTCAACACGCTTATCGTTAGCGTTAAGTGACATAGTCAATGTGTTATTACAAACCACACGTACAGGTGTGAAACGTACATCAATTGATTTGCCGTACATGTGTGGATTAGAGAACAGTAAGAATGATTCTACTGTATCATCACCAAACACATCGAAGCTTTCTTTAACCTTAGCCAAAGCCCATACCTGTTGACCACCCTTAAGTGATCCTGCGGTATGCATCTCCATATCCCCTGCGGCAATGTACTCTGCAAAGAATTCAAATGCAGTTTCGTTTTGCACAGGGTTCCAGTTCTCACCAACATTGGTCAAAACTGAGTTATCAGAGGTACGGATAAGAGACTGTTGACCAGTCTTGATCTGTTTACCATTGACGTTTACATATGAATCATGCTTTTCAACTTCCCAATCCAGACCCGCTTTGCGCATCATCTGTACTGGTGTCAATTCGTTAGATACCTTTGTACCCAAACCATGCCAAGGTGTTTCACCCGCATAAGCCATTTGAGCAACACCGTCGATAATTTCTACTTCATGTGACATTGTATTCTCCATTATTTGTTTTCATAACTAATATATCATATTGATTCGGTCTTGTCAACCCCTAATCTTTGAATAAGGGTTCCGTGCACTTATGTGTACTTTGCCAGAAGTCTCCTTCAACCCAATCTAACTCATTAGTGATCCCCTTCTGGAACCACGCACCATCCCTAGACCCTGCGAATTTCCACAGAAGTTCTTTGGTGGCGGCTTGTATAGCACGTGTATAAGTTCCGTGCTCTTCACTCCAAGTTACGCCATATGCGTTGAATGTATAGACTTCCATAATATATCTCCTAAGCGAACATTGGTTGCATGTTTGAGAACACTGCATTGTATGCATTTACTTCGTATTCATAGTTCTCAAAGAATTCGTCATCTTCTTCACCTGATGCACAGTGCTCTTCCCAACAACGTTGCATAGCATTCATGCCTTCAAGAGTATCACCACATCCGTGGGCTTTCATAGCATTCCAACCCTCTTGGAAGGAAACTTCGTCTTGGTAAAAATTAGGAATTCTAAACATGTGATTCTCGCTTTCTTTGTTTCTATACCTACTTTATAGCGTATAGATTCGCAGTTGTCAAGAACTAATTTGTTTTAATAACGATTTATTTTGATGTTGCTCTAAAGATCCCATCCCAATCCTTTGGGAGATCTTGTGTCTTCATATACTTACAACGTTCAATCCAGATGTCATAATAGTCATCCATATGACCTTCAAACTTGCCTTTCAGATCTTTACAAATCTCAATAGCCGAATCAAAATGTTGTGTTCCATAGAAGTTATGCATGGTGTTGTGATTGAGCATATCCGCACCATGTTTGTTACGGTCAATATCTAATACCGTATATATCTCTAAACCCACACTCTTACCTTTAACTGCAAGATCGTCTAGTTTGAGATAGAAGAAATCATCTTCTGTTAGGTTGTAGGTATGGGGTCCTACAATTAAAAGAACCCCATACCCTTTGCATGCGCTTTCTAGTCTTGCGGCTGTACTGACACTGTCTCCGAGGATATCATAGGAGTGTCTGGATGTAGAACCCATCTCTCCAATATAACCAAGGCCAGTATTAATGCCGGCACCCATACCCACTTGCGGTTTACCTTGTTCCATAAGTTTTTCATTAAATTTCTCCACTGCTTTAAGCATGTTTAGTCCTGTCTGAACTGCCGTTTTCGGATGGCTAGGATCATTAACAGGAGCGTTGTGTATGTGCATAGTTGCGTCACCAATGTATTTGATGATCATTCCACTTGCATCTAACACAGGTTGTGTAATTGCATCCATATAATTGTTCATCACTGTTGTCAAACCTTTAACATCATTTCCGAACGATTCACCCAATGGGGTGAAACCTCTAAGATCAGAGAATACAATACTTACTTCTTTCTTCTGACCTTCTTTAATTAGTTGTGGGTTCTTCTGTAGGATCTCCACAACTTCTGGTGAAGCATATCCACCAAATTGTTTCTTAATAGCTTGTTTCTCTAAGAATTCTCTAACAAACTTAATACCATATACTTGTAGTGCTATGATTACAAAGACAATGGTAGGGGCTGTTACATCTATTAACATCTTTTCTGTAGCATACATGTGCATTGAATATGGTATAACTGATCCAATAAGACCTACTGTTGCTATCAGCCCTACTATCATCCATTTGCTTAATGCGATTAATAGAAGTCCACCAACCACAAGACCAAGTAGTTCTGCCATAGAAGCCCAATCAGGACGTTGAATGTTAGTTCCGTTAAACATTGTTCCTAGAACTGCCGCTTGTACTTCACCAGAATATACAGATCCTATGGCTGTAGGCGCTGGGTTGGTTATACCTGCGGCTGTCACGTCCACGATAACAACTGCACCACCAAAGTCTTTAGGAAGATCTGTTAAGGATACTCTCTTACTCTTTTGACTCCAATCAATCCATACACGACCTTCACTGTCTGTAGGGATAATACCAAACTGTGGTATTCTCATCTTCTCTACACCATTGGGTTGCATTTTGATTTGAAAACTAATGTCGCCTGCTAATACACGCAACGTCTCTAGTGCCAAACTAGGATAAAGAGTACCATCCACCATAGCAACAGTTGGCATACGTCTAACCACACCATCTATCTCTGGTTCTGTACTGACAATTCCAGCCCCAACAGAGTTATTCTCTAATACAGGGACGTTAGCGATTATACCATTGTATGGTAAAATTGTATCCAAATACTCTGGATTGATAATAGCCGCACCTGGATTGATAGGTTCGTTCTTAGTCTTATCGCTAGGACGTGAGGATAAAACGACAGGATAGTCATATAGGATATTTCCCATATAGGCATCACCACCTAGTCGATCTTCTTCGGGCATCATGATTGTCCAGACCACAAGACCTGCACCCGAATCATATAAACCTTTTATTATATCACCATAAACGTTTCTTGGAAAGGGGTATTGTCCATACTTGTTCAGAGTTTCTTCATCGATCTCTGCAATATAGATGTTATTCTCAACAGGATCTTGATTGACAATTAACTGGTCAAAGTAATTGAGTTTAATACTTTGAATAAAGTTAGATGGATATACGAATGTATATACCAAGACTGCTAGAGTTAAAATTGCCCACCAAGGACTCAATAGTTTCTTCATTAGTTACCGTTTTGGTTTATGTTAAGTGTACAACCGTAATCAGCCCAACAACTTCCATTAACAGTATATGACATACTATTAGTTCCATACTGTGTTGAATTGATATCTGCCATACCCTGACTTCCTGTTGTGATATTTATAGTCACCGAATGATTACCAGATCCTGTCTGAGATATGTCAAAGTCATGTGGGGTTCCATCCATATCAAGATATGCGTATTTATACGATCCTGTCTGTGTCAATGCCACATCATTACCATCACCATCAACGATGATTTCTGCCTCATGGTTCTCTCCATCTTGAGTTACACTTAAAATAAACTCATCACCTATCTGAGTAATATCTAAGTCATTGGCAAAACTAGCGTTGCTGATAAATGTCAATAGAGTTGTTAGTGCTATCGCCCAACCTGTAGTCATATAACTCCCAATCGTTTTGTTGAAGATCTATGGTATAACCATATGCCTGATTTAGTCTTAATTGTACGAAGTTCTCTCCGCTATCATTTCTTCTAGAGAACACCCAATTAGGTGTTTCGTTTATTAGTGATATTCCTGTTAATGGATCGTATCCATATATGTTTGATTCTTGTTTCAATAGTAGTGCATTCTGATCTGCAAGCTCATCACTAAACAATCTCTTTAATGCTTCATTCAACTGATCTAGCATGTCATACAATAAGTCTTGAAGGTAATCTATATCCATATCAAGTTCAGTAAGCCAGATGCCTTCTATAGAATCAACCAAGGCATCATATTCTAATCCATCAAATTGTAAGAAGTCTAGTCCTAAAAAGTCTGCCCTCTCTCTTTGCTCATCCAATAACCTTGTCTGTTCTTCATAGTATGGGTTCTTCTTTCTTAGAATTAGAAGTTGATTGATCATACTTTCATCAATGTCCAACAAAAGTGGTGGTGTTGGTTTACTCGTACTAGTAGAAGCTATAGTAACTTGGAAAGCTTTATTAAGTATAACAAACCCAGCGTCAGTCTCTACTGTTATCTCTCCTGTATAACAAGATCCAGAAATGTCACAAGACGGAAGTAGTGTAATCATACTACCACCTGTTTCATCTATAACCATTGCAAAGTCTGTACCACGAACAGCAATCGTTGCTGATGGTGTGCGTATTCTAACACGTTGCCTACTGTTCTTAGCAATCTGTCCACTGGCATATCGTACAGTGCCAAGACTTGCTTTAAGACCAAGTGATCCTTTTCCAGTATTAGGATCATAGACAAAGTCATCAATGATTAGTCGAGAATGTTCTGTTATATCAACTCGTGTATCATCTACAAAATCTATTCTCATTTTAGACTTGGCAGTTATTGCCGTGTCCATCAATTCTATAAGAGTACCCTTACTTGTATCAATCGCATCATTACCACGCTCAATAGCCGCACTACCAGATTTTCCTGATAGCTGTACAATCTCTCCTATGTTTGCATAAGCAGAGGTTGTTATCAAAACAAATAACAAAGCAAGAGACTTAAGCATTAGTCAGATTGCGTAATATTGATTTGGTGATCATCACCATTAGTATGAAGGTCTACAATGTTGTCGTATACTCCGCTTTGGTTTACCACAACTGCATGATCACGACCTTTCATGTCTAGTATTATTGTGTGTCCATTTATATCACCATCGCCAGCTACATCAATATCTAACGTACTGTTAGTTGATGCTAAACTTGAGTTCTCGTCAATAGTTACAGTTACGATTGCGCTTTTGCCGTTAATGTCTGTTGTTATCACGTTTCCGCTATCATCAACTGTAAAGTTTACTGTTGCACCTTCAGCATCTGCCGATTGTCCTATGTTAATAGTATAGTCTTGGTTATCGCCATCGGCATCAATGTTAAGTGTAACGGTATCACAATCTCCACCTGTGCTACTAGAGCATAGCAAGTCTATTTCGTTTCCACTACCAGTTATATCCCAAGTACCTGTGTAAGTAGAACCTAAGATTTGTGCAGTGATTGCGTTTGTGTTACCTGTCTGAGTTATACTGAATGTCATGTCATCAGACGCACCAGAGGATGAACCAAGAACTACGTCTTGGCTACTAGTACCAATAGTGTTGTTTTGACCATCTTGTACGATGTCTAAGTCAAGTGTATCACCTACTTGTTTTATATAGATATCATTAGCGTATAGTGTAAGGGGTGCAAGTAATATTGCACTCATCATAATGAGTTTTCTAAAATGTCTCATTTTCTTTCCTTTATCCGCCTGTTTTTGGGTCTACCAAAAACGACCAGAATTGCTTCTTTTCTCCTTCATTAATCAATTCAATCACACCAGCCTCTATTGCTGATCTTACTGCATAATTAACTGGCTCGTTCACACTAGAGCCAGATTCTGCTTCTACAAGTTTCGTACCCATATCAAAGAATCTGAATACGTCTGCACCACTTTGGTGACTTGCTATGTTCTTTTCTGTAGCTACACTTAGTAATATTTTACCAGTGCTCACACTTACTAATCTCATAACAATTGTTACAGTATCAACTCTATACTGTTGCTGAACCCCAAGACCAAGATACCTTGCTCCCAATCCACCTGTAGCTACACTTGAGTCATAACCAACTATACCACCCTCAAGTATTAATCCAGCGAACACCATAGGCTTGAGTGGTGTGGGTCCGTTTGCCAAATCCTTTTCATACACTTCACGTGTATTTCTAACTAACTGTCTTTCTCTGACCAAGTTGTCAAGACCAACTCTCTCAACTGTTTCAAACCAAGTTCCAGATCCAACATCTTGTAATGCCTTGATCACCCAAACTTCTGCACCTTGGGTAACAGCACTACTTAAACTCGAATTCCCAGGCTTCCTTTGTCCAGTTTTATCCGCAAAAGAATAAACAGCAATGGTCATTTTCTTTCCATCTAACTGTTCATAATCAGAAATCGAATTAGGAGAACTTTGCACCTTGGGAGTTTCACCAAGAGGATATTGGCTAGGGTCTACACACCCCATAAGAAGTGAAACAATCGTAATCAAAACAAAACGCATCAGAAGTTAAACTCCCCTGATCCCGGAATAGTAATCGTTGTAGTACCATCATCATTTGTTATGACTAGGGTAATAGATCCTGTAGTTGAATCTTTAGACCATTCAATCGTACTTCCCTCAATCTCCGTAGATCCGCTAGTGGCACAATCATCACTTGTACACTCTGCAAACATAGAATCTACCATCTGTTTACTCAGTGTTGCGTATATTCTACTCTCAAGGTTCTTAATAAATTTGTTTAATGTAGTATTCTCTAACTCACGCTCAATGCGTTTCGCTTCAGCTTCCATTTCATCTCTTCGATCTTTATTCCTATTGAACACTAATTGTTCAGTGGATAATACATGAGAAGAGTATCCTTGCCCATTAAAGGCAGGGTTCTTAAATGTAAACTGTAATTCTGCGTTACTTTGTGTTGGGAGTAACACCAAAGCTATTAGGCTTAGGGTCTTCTTTGATATCATCTTCTTCGCCACTCGTATTAAATTTCTCATTCTTGGTCTGGTTTTGTGCAACCTCTTTGTCCATACCTCTATGTTCTAGGACAATAGAAAGCTTTGAGTTGAGTCTGATCATATCATTATCAAGCATACGTACTCTGTCTACCAACTTAATTAGCGTAACCATAGTTTCACCAATAACTGGATCTATGGTCTCCGTAACCCACTTCCAAATAAAGTAGATAAAGTAGCCCATTCCAACTGCGGCAACAATAGGGAAGCCGTAGTCTTTTATGGCTTGGGCTATATCCATCTATCCTCTAATCGCTCCATCAACTGTTGACACTTTTACAAGCCATCCATTTTCGTCAGCACGGAATACGTCTCCAGGCTTATAAAGATGATTATCTTTAGTAGTACCATCTCTTTGCTTGCCCATCACTTCTCCGTCCCAATCTCCTTCAATTCTAAAGTCTGATGCTCTTTGATGTATTCTAAAATCAAGCCACATCATCGACTTCTCCGATTCTTTCAAAATATCCATTATATCCTATCCTATATGTTTCACCAATTTTTAGTCTAACATCGTCAATCACAAAGAACTTATCTTCAGTATCTTTGTTATTGAGAATGCGAAAACCATTCTCGAACTTCATTAGAAGTAAATCTTTCCAAATCATTAGTCTCTCCTTGCATCATCTTTACCTTCGTTAGCCGCTATACGGTCTATGTTAGGTTTAACATTCAAAGCATAACTAAGTAAGGCATCGATCTTTACTAGATCATTGTTCATTGTTTGAACCCTATTATCTAAGGATCCTATTATACTCTTAAGCGTTGTTACTGATTCTGTAACACTCGCTAGGATAAATTTAAGTGATATAAAGACAAAGATCCCAGCAGCGATTGCCCCTGCAATTGGAGTTCCCACATCACCTATCAAATTGAATATATCCATACCCCTATTTATACAAAAAGAAAGGGGAACCCGAAGATTCCCCTTAATATTACCTTACAATAAGTAATGTGGATGTATTAGGTCATCACACCAATCTCATTAAAATGAGAAAGATAGGTTGACTGAAGGTGAAAGTACTTCACTGTTCAAGTCATAATTAAGTTTACTTTCGATAGATGCGGCATCATTAAGACCAAGTAGGTAAGATGCACCTGCATTCTGTGTCATGTCATTTTGGTCACCATTCAAGTAACCTGTAACACCTAGAAGTGTTGTTGAACCTTCGTATGCCCACACATCATTTGCATATGTCATTACTGTGTCAACATGTTGGTCACGTACTTCAATTCCTAAGCCTGCACCAACTGCGATTTCTTTAGTATCGATGTTATAATCGGCAGAAGTTTGTGCTGTAACCCCACCTAATGTAAGTTCATATGCACCTTGTACACTTGCAACGTCTGTTACATCTGTGCCAATGTCTGTGAAAGAAAGACCTACACTTGCACCTGAGATAGCGATTTGTGCTGAAGTTCCCATTGATGGGTTAGCTAGTGGGCTGTTTGCCGCAGAAGCTTCACCTTCCACAAAAAGGTTTCCTTGCTTACCAAAAGATACGCTTGTTGCGCCAAGTGCTGTACCTACATGCCAGTCACCAATGCTTAGTGAGTTATCTGATCCAGCAACTACTTCAACTGAACCAAAGGCATCGCCTACGGCAGTTACATCTAGTGCTACTGATTTAGCGGCAGTGTATTTTCCCGCCGTGTTTTCTGTGATGTCAATATCAACATCTACTGCAAGATCTGCCGCATTTACGACACTTGCTGTAGCAACCATTGCTAGAGAAGAGATTAAAGTTTTCATTCTTATTCGTCCTTGTTAATTGTTAATACGACTTTTCTGTTGCTAGGTAAGTCGCCAACCCCCTGTGATTATGCCGCTAGGCGTAATCCAGATGGTGCAAAGTTATTGTTTGCATTTAGTGATTTGACCAATCTCGCAGTCACCCGGTAAACTCCACTTCACTACAACACCTGTCGATCCTAGTTCTGCCCCATCATAAATTATCGTTTTCTTTTTAAATAGTTTTGATATTCTTCGTAACTATCTTCACCCTTTTGCCACTGTTTATAATCACCTTTGGTCTGGGCATCTATTTGCATTTTTTGAACACTAACACCTTTGGTGCGCTTCATAGGTTTACCTTTTTTGATTTCACCACCGTTTTTTAAAAAGGTGTCAATCAAATCTTTATAATCACTCATAATATAACTCCGATAATTTATGGTGGAGCAGTTGGGTACTGCCCCCAAGTCCAGTATGCGTTCACGTTGCTTCAACGTTTACAGTTTATATAGTAACATAAGGAGCTAAAAGTGTAAACCCCTTATGAAGTTTTTGTATTAGTGTGGCAATTATCACACAGGAGCGGCGTACTGCATCATGTCGATATCGAACCCACCCTCTTCAAAGTTAGGCTGTTGTGGTGTACTCATCTTCATCAAATGACTGACACCACCATGTAGCTGTTCCATCAAGTTACGTGTGTTGAACTCTAGCTCTTCAAGATCACCATTGTTATCAATAGTAAAGTCTGCCATCCATTGCTTTAGGCTCATACTGTTATCAGCTTCTTCTGGTAGATGATCTGAGCGATCAACCCAGATACAGAAATCAAATACACCTGTATTCTGCATAGCAAAGAATTCACGTTTGTTACGTAGACCACAGTAGATATCATACTCTTCAAACATTTGTCTACCTAGTCGAGCGGCATCTTTATTGTTATATTCACAAATCGCATCATACCATTCAGCACGATGGTTGTGTCTATCAGCATAGCACTCTTCCATATCTTTATAGTTATACTTTGTCTTCAGCATATCGTAAATGAATTGCTTACAACAGAAGTGGCTACTACTTTCAAAAGTGTAACCCATCCTATCTCTAAGAAGTTCACAAACGGTATCTTTACCATGACGACCATGTCCAATGATCAATAGTTTTAATTTAGGTAGTTCTGGTACTTTTTCTGTTTCCATGTTATTTCGCTTTGTAAAAGATGTGATTGCCGATAGTAGCTGTTTTAATCATGTACTCTGGTGTAGCCCAATATGGTTCTACATAGTCAGCGTGGTAGTGATCTGCACCGTTGGTGTTATCTTCAATACGCTCTTTTAGTACATCGATTGCCACATTTGTAGCCATTTGATATGCACCTAAATCTCTAGGTGAAGGATCTGAAAGCGTCCATGTCCAACTGAATTGTTTTGGGGCATACACCACATCACATACAGTTTCTCCATAGATACCACTATCTAATCTATTCATAGTCACAAAGGCAACAGCCCTCTGACCATCAACAGATTGATTACGTGCTTCGTGGTATATATTCATAGCTAAACAGTTCTTAGCTTCTGCATAGTCTTTAGTTACAATGCTTATACATGCACCAAGCATGATAATTAAAGATAACGTAAGAGTTCCAGATAGAAAGTTCTTCATAGTGATTCGCTTCATGTCATTTATATTCTCTTAATATACATCATTCTGTGTGGGTTGTCAATGGTAATCTTTTTCTAATTTCTTAATACCTAATGACCAATTCTCTGCGGCATCTTCAACATAACCTATAGAGTTATCAGGAAAGTCTTCCCTAAAAAACATCTTATTATTGTTATCGAAATATTTGATATATGCCCTTTCTTCTTTATAGTCGAAATGTACTTCACATTTACCCTTGCCACTTTCGGCATGGTAGGTGTTAAGTTTTCTACCCATCAGCTACGAACTCCTTTGTCATTGGAAAGATTGATGCGATCTCTACCGCAATGGCACGAGCTAGTTCCATATGTTCTAGCTGAGTTCCATTACCAGACCTCAATTCTATATAGTGTATCCATGACCGCAAAGTAGCGTTTGCAAATAGACGAGATACAGTATTTCCTTCGGGTAGGACAGATCTCGCTTGTTCTTTGGCAATACCGTTAGAGACTGCCCAATTGTATGCCAATTTAGCTTCGTGAATGATTTGATCCTGTTTCATTCTCCATGCTCTAGCAAGTTCTCTATCGGCATTTGGAATAGAGTTTTGTCTGTTCTTAGGATCTTGAAGACGTGCTTCACGAAGAACAAATGCATTTTCCATATCTTGTGGATCAGCATATCGTTGACTAAACTCTTGAAATGACATTGATCGATGCCTTAGAAGTTGACGTGCAATGTCACGAGTTGTTTCGATACCAAGTGTACATGAAACCATTTCCAAAGGTGACCAATGCTTATGCTTAACCAAATATCTAATTAGCTTATCGGCAGTCTTTGTATTCATTTCATTTGCAGGGTTAGATACCCTAGCACAATAACTGATGATATCTTGTGCATCTTCTAATTCCATAATAGAAGATTGTGGTTTAACTACTGTCCATACTTTCATGGCTTACTCCATTGTAAAGTTGCTATATTTCTCTTGCGCTTTTGATTGATCAAATACAGGAACATCTTCTTTCATAAGACCTGCTGTCGGATCACCTTCAGCATCCATTAGACGCATTCTAGCTCTATCTATTCCGATAACAAATCTCTTATTTGAGTTAACATCATTGTATCTGTTCTTTAGTTGCTTTACCATAACTTGACCTTGAGCCTCTAGCTCTTCAGTCGAGATCAGTGCAACCATTAAGTCTGCCGTAGCGGGTAATCCAAAAGACTCACTCGTGTCTTCAAGCCCAATGTCCGAGTTACTAAAACCAGAACGTGTCGTTTGCGTTGCAGTGAAGACCGGGATATGAAATTCCATCGCCAATCCACGTAGCTCTTCAGCAATCGCTTTAATGTATGTGTAAGAATTGATAGATCCCCCCATTGCTTTCATACGTGAAGATGCACAGATATTGATATAGTCAACAAAGATAATATCTGGCTTAAACTTCTTCTTTAGTTTCAATTCGTTTAGTAATGCTCTAAAGTGACCTGAGTGTGCAGATCCTGTAGGGTATTCTTTTACGATTAACTTACCAGTTGTATTCTTCTTAAGTCGAGCAATCTTCTCACTGAATGCATCTTTAGACATGGTTTCTAACTGTGCGATAGGAACGTCTAGGATATTAGAGTCTACACGTTCTGCGACACGTTCTTCTGCCATTTCCATTGATATGTATAAGACATTTTTACCTTGTTCTAGAAACGAACCTGCAAAGTGACACATGGCAAGAGATTTACCAACACCAGTACCTGCAAGAATAACGTTCAAAGACTTGTTAGGAATACCACCTTTGGTTATTGTATTTAACATATCAATGTCAAAAGGCATCTTCTCTTCATCAGCTTGATAGAAGTCATAACGTTTAGAGAAGTCTTCGATATAGTCGTGACCAATGTTAGTATCAAAGCTAACACTTAGAGCATCTGATAAAAGATCAGGTAAAGCATTCTTAGTCAAAGACTGATGCTTACCATCAATGATACTAATACCTTCCATGATTGCGTTAAACACGGCACGATCTTGACACCACTTCTCAGTCTTATCTACTAACCACTCTTGATCAATCTCTTCTGCCGTGAAGATCTCTGGAAGGATCTCAAGAGCCTGATTGTATATGTCATCAGGCATTGCAGTAGCTTCATCCAATTCGATCTTGAATGATTCGAGTGTGGGAAGTCTGTTGTACTTACCAACAAACTTACACACTTCTTTAAACAGTCGGCTGTATACACCCTCAAAGTATTCGGGCTTAACAAACGGCATAACCTTTCGCATAAAGCTATCATCAACTAGTAAATTGCGTAAGATTACCTGTTCAATATTCATTTTGATTCCCTTGTCTCTACTGATTCGTCATTTATAGAATTGATTAATACCGCCGATAATACATCACCTACGTACAATTGTAAAGCAGTATTTTCGGGTTTAAGATCTGGATCTGGTGAAGAGATGATATCAAAATCAAATGACATCTTAGGATCTTCACCTTCCCCACTCACCTTAAGTTGACCAAAAGCAAACACTGTTTCAGTAAAGTGTCCAGTCTTGATACGGATAGCCCAAGATTCATCTTCTCCTGGTACCATCTCGTAATCAACGTTCTCTTCTGGAATTTCCTTCTTGAATTCGTCGTTGTATATCATTACACTTCCTCAACTAATTCATCGAAGTCGATTTCAGACTTATAGCCAATAGTGAATGTGCGCTTAATAAAGTCTTTGAAATCAGTCTCTGACATAATACGTTCCCAGAACTCAGGCTTTAATGTATCTGCCACACGAGATTTGGATGTAAGTACTTCGCCAGTTTCTGGATTAACACCTTCATACCAACCATTACTTGGTTTCATAGCATAGCCACCTGCAAGAGCAACCTCTAACAATCCACTATACTTTTCGACTCCACCTTCCCACGATACTGAGATAGGGATCTTAGACTTCTCTTTAACAGAACGAGACTTCTCAATGTTAATAACAAAGTCATAACCTGTAATCTCTGTACCAGTCTTAACTTGTCTACGACCAAGGATCCAGATGTCATTAGCTGAATAGTAAATACCTGTACCGCCAGACACAACTGCTTTAGAGAACATCTCTTGAGTTTGATATGTGTGGTTAACAGCCAACAATGGGATGTCCTTCATAGCCAAGTATGGTGTGCACATACGGAACAAACTCTTAAGTTGTTTGGCACGTGTCATATCACCCACTGACTTTTCAGACACTGCGTCCTCAAGTTCTTTCTTAGATGCAAGGTTACCAATAGAATCAATAACAATAATGACATTGTCCTTTTTAGTCAAACCTTCTAATTGAGCAATCAAATCAAACTTTAGTTCTTCGATGTTAGTGATAGGTGTGTGTAGAACACGTGAGCTATCGACACCAAACTGTTCGAAATATGATTGTGGAGATCCAAATTCAGAGTCATAGAATAAGATGACTGCATCTTTGTGTGCATCAAGATATGCCCCTGCCATAAGCAAAGCAAATGATGTCTTAAAGTGCTTAGAAGGTCCTGCTAGTACTGTAAGACCCGGTGATAAGCCACCATCAACTGATCCAGATAGTGCCACGTTAACCATAGGAACTGATGTACTGACCATCTGTTTGTTTGTGAAGAAATCAGACTCAGACAAAACTTCAGTTGTCTTAAGTTTGGTATTCTTCTTGAGTTTATCCATTATACTCATTTAGTTTTCCTTTCATTGCAAACACGTTCTCGTAGATCACTCGTAGAGAATCTGTGTGTTCGACTATTATAATATGTTTCGATACCTAACTGACGAGCAAGCTCTTTACCAGTAAAGTCTCTATTCTTATATTCGTCACCAAGTATGCGAACATTAATTGGATACATGTTAATTATATCAATTAAATCTGATTCTGTACAGTATATAATGACCTCATCAACGTATTTAATTGCCTCTAACTGAGCCTGTCTTTCAACAATGCTTTGGATAGGGCTATTCTTCTCAGCACGATCAACACTAGGATCGATCTGCAATGCACAGATTAACCAATCACATTGTGACTTGGCCTCACGTAACATCATCACATGACCTGCATGTAGCAAGTCAAAAGTGGATGCCGTTAATCCTACACGTTTACCAACCATCAGGAAATGCCGCTAGGTAATATTGGTGCATAAGGCTCTCGCCACCAACAGTGATTCGACGATGTAGTTCTTCCATACTGATGCCGTGGTATTCACAAGCACCTTTCATTAAACGATCTGTGGCTTTTTCAGTTGACATTATAATATCCTTTATACCATTCGATAAACTTCTTAACACCTTCCTTCATTGGTGTTGTTGGATTATACCCTAATCTACTCAACTTGTCAATAGATGACCATGTATCTTTTGCATCTGCTTTATGCATTGGGACAAGTTCACGTTTAGCTTCACGTCCTAGGTTCTCCTCAATAGCATCAACAAAGTCTGTAAGAGGCACACGTTTGCCATAGCCAATGTTGAATATCTCATTATAGTGCTCTTCATGATTAGGATGTAACCCCTGAGTGTATGTGTGATCCAATGTAATTCTGATACCTTGTACAATATCATCAATGTAGGTAAAGTCTCTTGACATATCGCCAAAGTTATACAACTCAATAGGATATCCCCTGACGATGTTCTTAGTAAAATTAAACAATGCCATGTCTGGTCTACCCCAAGGACCGTAAACCGTAAAGAACCTAAGACCTACAGTATTACGAATAGGACTAGACATAAACTGTGCTTCATTGGCGGCTTTAGTAAACGAATATGGATTTAAAGCACGTGGTAGCTTTTCATATTCATCTTGCGGCATAGGATTACCTGCCATAACTGATGAAGATGATGCATAGACAATGTTCTCAACACCGTGCTTTTCACAGACCTCTATTAGGTTTTGAGATCCAGTTAAGTTATTATCGATGTACTGTTGTGGGTTTTTAAGAGAATGCCTTACGCCTGCATAAGCGGCTAAGTGCATGACAATGTCTGGTTTGTGCTTTCCCACAAAGTGATCAAGACCACGTTTGTCTTTAAGATCTACATAAGATACTTCAAAGCTTCTTTCACGTAAGTTCTTAGATCTAGCATTCTTCAATGCAACATCATAATAGTGATTGAAGTTATCTAATCCACAAACTTCATAACCATCGTCTAGTAGTGAGTTAGCAAGATGGTATCCAATAAACCCTGCACAACCTGTTATCATAACTTTCATATTCGTCTCCTTTGCCACAGTATAGCATATCTATGAGACTTTGTAAACAACTTTCTGAACTTTTTCACGTTCATCTAATTCGTATTGAGAACGAATCTTGTTGTTCTCTTCAATCACTAAATCAAGTATTGACATTGTTCCATTACCAAATGCACTGAAGGCATTAGTATCTTTAGGGAAGCAAGCACCACCAAAACCAAAACGACCATCTTCGCCAGGAACCATAGTGTGACTAGAATGTACTCTCGCATCAGCACCAATAGCACTAATAATAGTATCATAATCAGACCCATTTCCATCAATCAACTCCTTAAATTGGTTGAACCACATAACCTTTGTGGCAAGAAACGAATTGACACCATACTTAACAAACGATGCATCTTGTGCAGTCATCTTATGTACTGGACACGGTTTACATTTACTCGATTCTTTATATAACTTGTGTAGAGCATCGGTTGACGAATCAGACCCACCAAAGATGTGCATAGGTGGATTGACAAAGTCGTGTAATGCGTTTCTTTCTGTAAGAAACTCAGGATTGTAAACCACCCTGTCACACTTATCAGATAACTCTTTAACTATACTTGGAATGACTGTAGACTTAATAATGATAAGTCCATTTGTTCTCAAAGCAAGTTTGGTAACTACACTTATAACTGTTGAAGCGTCAATAGATCCATCTTCACCAAATGGTGTGGGTACGCAAACAAATGATGCATCCGTATCAGGATCTACATCATTAACGTCTGTACCTAAATTAGGATCTATTAATTGTAATTTGTTATCAAAGCAAGTAAAGCCATGTTCAACAGCTTTACCTACGAAACCATATCCAACAATGGCAATGCTCTTAGGCATGACCAACAGTTTCTCTTTTAATATCTTGATGATTAAACTCTGCCCAATACAACTCAAAGGCAACACCTTCTTCAAGGCATTCAAACTGATGATATACCCCAGGTTTTACCTTAGTGTACATCCCAGGATCTAGAATAGTCTCATCAACTAAATCATAATCTTTCTGCCATACTCGAATAAGCATTCGACCACTCTCGACATAAAAACCATTCCACTTAAACTCGTGGAGATGCTTAGAGCATACTCCACCTTTGTTCATTTCAATTCGGTGGAACTCTAGTGCACCATTGGCTTCTACTAGTTCTGTCCCACCCCATACTTTACCTGCAATCATAATTTACCACCATCCTAGTTTATTTGTGTTATGTATAATAATAGCAAAGCAAGTAAGGATGTGGATAACCCACCAGAATGTTCTGATAGCCGCTACTGCATTTGCTTGTGCATCCGTTTCGCCTACCTTTTCACCAAGGCTTTTAGCCCAGATTCGCCATGCTGTTTTTAGCATTCCATTAATATCCATTCGGTACTAGGACGTAATGTATCGTAAGTACGATTCCCAACGAAGCACCAAGCCCAACCATCATCTTCAAGAAGTCTTTACCTATTAATGGAAACACTGTCTTGATTTTTCCCTTACCTGTATATGTAGCCATTGCTAACTCACGTCCACATAAGAGACCCACGAACACCCATGTTGTTGACATAGGAATATCATTCAACTCTTTAAAGAAGAATAGGATTGCCCAATAGACTGCATCGATAATAGTAGCAGAACGTACATAACGTGTGTTGTGCTTCTCAATAACAATCTGTTGGATCTTACCACCACCTTCACGTAGCATGAATGCCAAACCACCAACAAAGACTACACTAACCATAATCATCAATGAAATGTCAAGTTGTCTTGGAAGGAACACTGCGATATTAGCTACATCATGAGATAACCAAGTAAACCATAAGAAACCTGTTGTGATCCATTGACCAATTCTCCAATATGCTTTATGTTCTGGTTTAACATCTTTAGTTTCATCTAGAATACGACTTACAATCATCCAGATTGCATAAGCGGCAACTGCGGCAACAGCATAACCCATCATGGATTTCATTAGCATTTTCTCTAACACGAATGTAGATGCAAATGCCGATAGAACTAAGAACGATGTAGATACTGGAACACCTACTCTGGTCAATAGCAAAAGAACTGCTGGTGCTAGTGCATGATACCATTGTACTTCTTGAAATGGAATCTTATTAAGTCTTCCATAACTAATATCACCACCATTCATATACCAACCATACCAAAGAGTATAGAGTAGAACACCAGAAGCGGCTAACCACATAGTCTTCCAACTAAATCTTTCATTATTACTTGCTATCCAAGTACCCAAAGTTTGTACAGAATCATTTGCTATTACTGCGTAAGCGGCGAATATAAATCCTACCACCATCCATATCGTTAGTGCGTCCATGTTTAAGCCTTTTTCCTAAATTTACGTAAACGAGCAAACAACCTCAATTGCTTCTCTGTTATAATTCGTTTTGTTTCACTACGGCGACTACGTGCCGCCTTTGACAATTGCATTCTAATTGCTCTATTCATAATCATATAACTCCATTCTTGTAGATATATTCCAAAGCACGATCTGCTTCGACTTGAAGTGGTCTATTGTTATACCAATTACCATTCTCTGCGTCAAACTGAGAACACATCTCTGCTATCTGATCAGAGGTAATTGGGTATCCACGATAGCTTGCATTCCCTGCTGTCTTAACCATTATAGCATACATCTTAGAATACCAACCAGTTTCATTGATTGTTACATATTCTGCGGCTAGGTTCTTAGGCCAGAATGGGCAGTCATGATAACTAGACCACGAGTATTCTGTATTAGTCAATCTACTCTTACGATGTTCTAATACTGCTTTCTGTAATTCGGGTGACAGTCTATCCATAAAGTTCTTACTATCACGCCGACTGTCATATGGATGCGTTGCTAGAAGCTCTTCCACATCAAGAGGCCGACCACTGTTAACGTAAAAGAAGTTAAAAGCGTTAGCGTAGTCAGCTGGTATGTAATACATTCTAGACAAGTCTTTAGTCTGTGCATCTCCAATTGAATCTGACCACTTATTGAGGGCATACCAGAAGTGACGTATTCTAGGTTCGTCAACCTCTGTTTCAAGATTGAATACAATCCGAAACTTAGGATGTACGTCCGTACTACTAGCAGTGCTATACACAACATAATCAAGATCACCATACTTATCATTAAGTTCATTTTCTAAATCCCCTTCGAAGACATGATCGTCAACATCAATAGCACACCAACTTCCCCAAGCCAATACGTTCTTGTTGGCTCTAGTAGTATCTGGTTTATAAATTGCTGGTGAAATGAGTTCTGCATGCTTCTTTCCTTCTGATGGTGTTGTTGACAGTTTACGCAATAGTCCAACAAAATCATCCCAAGACTGGAAGTCAATCCGCTTGTCTGTTTTGTTATCATACTGATTTTTGAAAACTGTCAACGAGTACATTATACTAGGTCACTTTCCTTCACAAAGACACCATCAATCATACGACCTTTGCGATCTTTAATATCATCGTAAGCCACCTGTAGACATTCTTGCATAGACAAGTTATTACGAGCCATGATGTTAATTAGAACCACCATCATATCACCGATATCATCACGGATGTCTTTACCTTTACAGATGCTATCTGACAACTCACCTGCTTCTTGAATGAGTTTAAGGTACTGATCTTTATCAGTAGAACCCTCAATCAAATTGCGGTCATGATGCCATTGTTCAATTAATTCGACAAGATTTTCCAAGTGTGTCTCCAATCATCTACTTGATTTACGTTCTTAAAGTTAAGTGCGGTAGCGATATCATGATCGTTACCACCAACCATAGTCTTATCTCCAAAGAAGGTTATCTCTCCTTCAAAGTCTGGTAAGATCTGAGCTTTGCCACATCCAACAGGTGTTATATCCAATCCAGTCTCGCCTGCTACTGTAGCCATGACGTGACCTTTAAATCTATAATTGAACTCATCGGCAATAGCCTTGCGTTCTTGGAACATCTCTTCATACCAAATGTAATCTTGACGTTGAAGAGGACCTGCATTCCTACCAACCACACTGAAGTTACACAACCCAGGCCGATGATCGAAATGATTACCAGTCCTCATAGTATATCTTGAACTGTGTAGTTTGTCAAGTAGAAAAAGGTTAGCTTCATGAGATAGTGACCAATCATTTGTTTTGATACCAACTCCTTTATTGTAAACATCGTTACCAGAACATTGATAGCATTTTAAAGTCTCCCACAGATCAAATCCAATCTGATCAATGGTCATCTCTTTCGGAGATCCAGTGACTAGTGTAACACTACGATCCTTTGCCCAATCGATAAAGAATTCACGAAACTCTGGATCCATCATATTTCTACTAGGTGTAAGGGTTCCATCAACATCAAATATGTAATTCATACGAAAAACTCCTCTAGTGTCATTGTATCTTCATGCCGCCAACCGATAGCAGACAGAATAGGATCTAGAGGATCTAGGAACGTCTTCTCAAACTGCTTCTCGTAGTCGATGTAGTTATGTAGCTTCATCTCTTGAGGAAGGTACTGCGGAAATCCAATAGCATTCTCTTTGATAGGATTAGGAAGTCGCATATAAGCAAACTTGATCTTCTCACCATTTTGGATAATGCCATATCTTTTGTCTAGTCCCAAACGCTTTATCTCGTTATTGTAGTTGATAGCACCACGCACATGTATAGGACAAGACTTCTTATATGGCTTATTACCATTCCGACTTGTAGGTATATCAATCCACTTGTCAACATCACTTACTCCACGTGGAAACGATACTTCTTCGGGAGAAAGTGTATTAAACTCTTTTCTGAATTCCGAGATATATTGCTGAGTGGTTTGTTCCGTTCCGCTAATGATAACCTTAAAGATCTCTTTGAGTTTGGTACGGACAACCATAGGTGTAGAAGACTTGATAGCCTCAATGCCCATGATCTTAAGTTTAGGTTCAGCATATTGAACACCTTCGTTGTTGTGTACGTTTAGAATGTATCTCTTCTTAGCAGTCCAGATACCACGGTTAGCGATAACCTCACGCTCCATAACCATACGTGGCATGTAAGCGTTCATATGAGTAAAGAGTTCTGAATAAGCAACTTCTAGCTTCTTAACGAAATGCTCTTCACATATCTTATCTAGACCTTTGACTGGATCCTTCAGACCTAGCTTATTGACAATATCATTGAAGGAAACATATAGAGAGTCGGTGTCAATTGCAATCACATAGTCTTCATCTTCTGTTTTGAGAATAGAATTCATCTCTTTGTTAACAGCCTTCTCTGCCCACATAATGGACAACTGACCAGACAATGTGATACCTTCTGCCATACGCAAATCATAGTAACGGAAGTATCTATTACCTAATGCGCCATACAAAGAGTTGAGTAAGATCTTAATAGCCATCTGTTGGTTTTCGAGATTGTTGATAAGTTTCTCGTCTTCAATAGAGCCTGTCTTCTCGAAACGTTTCTTGGCTTCAATCATCTTACCCTTAACAGATTTACGTTCTGCGTAGTAATCCACAATGATCTTTGGTAGAATACCTTGCTTGTCTTTACGGTACTGAGATCCGTTAGCCGCCACTGAGTATTCACTCGCTGCAGGGCTTCCGTTCAAGTAACGCTCAACCCCATGGTCTAACATACCGGGCATAAGTGTCTCAGGCGACATGTTATATTGTACAATTAAGTTAGGATACAGTGAAGCCAAGTCAAAAGATACTACCCAATCGTGAGAACCTACCATAGGATCTTTAACATAACCACCTGGGTAAGATGTCTTAGGATGATCTTGCATAGGTGGTACGATGATATTGTCTAGTGACAACTTTCTATAGATGATCGAGTCCCATATAGCAGTTGTACCAAATGTATCGGATACGTTAACACCACCACGATATGTCATAGTAAGAACTAGGGCAATCAACCCCATCTTCTCGTCAATTCTCTCCACAACTTGAACATCACGGATGTTATAGTCAATGAACTTTTGGTGATCATTCTTATACAACTCATGAAGAGATCCATGCTCCTCATAGGATAACTTACGTTCACCTAGAACTGTGTGTGCAATATGATCTAGAGCATAGGACTCTTGAGTTCCATAGCTATAGCCAAACTTCTTAAACAACTCCATATAGTCGGCTTGTTGAATACCAATAAGATCGTAGAACTGATGCTCTCTACCCATTATGGTTTTGTTACGATCATTAACCATCTTCCAAGGGGATAGTCGTTTAACTGCCGCAGGGCTTCCGATACGATACAGTCGATTTACTAGGTAAGGTATGTCAAAGAATTTGATGTTCCAACCTGTAATGATATCAGGTGTATTCTTCTCCCAATATGCAAGAAACTTTGTAAGCAACTCTTCTTCGCTTGCGCACTTTGTATATTGAATAAGGTCATCACCCATCTTAAGTTCTGACTTCTCGTGATCATAGTCATCAAGACCCCAAACACGATAGACACGAGACTTACTAGATTTTAAGGCAATTGAGATAACAGGAAACAATGCATCTTCTGGCTTAGGGAAACCTTCTTCAGAAGCAACCTCAATATCGAAGTTGACAATGTTTACATACTCTTTCTTAAACTTGATATCTGTGGGGAAACGCTCAGTGATAAACTGTGAGACATAGTTGTGATTTCCATAGATCTTGAATGCCTCAAGTTCTTTGTACTTGTCACGAAAGTCATTGGCTTCACGCATAGAAGGAAACCGTTTGGGCTGTAGAGGCCATCCATCAAGTCCACGGCAAGGTGGATTGTCTTTGTCTTGGGACGTAATATACAAAGTAGGTTCATACTTGATTCGCTTTTCTATAGCGGCACCGTTATCGTTGTAACCCCGATATAATAGCGAATTACCATACTTGTTGATAGATGTGTAAAATGACATTTAGAATCCTTCAGTTGTTAGTCACATTATATAATAGATTGACACAAATGTCAAATGAAAAAGGGGCTGTTAAGCCCCTCTTTATCTTTATAGATCTTTACTATCCGTTAGCATGAGATACTTAGCTTCTTCGTAATAGCCCATTCTATGCAATTCGGATGCGGCACGAGCCTTACCTACTGATAGAAAGAAGCCGTTAAAGCCACTAAATAACCCACTCAATGGGGCATTGACGAAGTTTAGAATTGCTGTAGACATTATACTGATCCTTTTAAGTTTGCGTTTACTTCAACTGCTTCGACAAATTCGTCACTGAAGTTGATACGGTTCTTTAAATGATCAATGTGTCCATGAGCCATACCGTAAATATCACCTCTACACAAACCAATATCTTGTAGGTCTGCATTACTTAGTTTGTTCAACTCATTAATAGTTTTACGCACTAGAGATTTATGTTTATGATGTGCTCTCAGAGATCTGAAAGTTTCTAAAATTGTTTCGATTGCCCGAATCGAAAAGCTATGGGCTGTTAGTATGTGTTGCATTAGGTTTATCCTCTGAACCAATATTGATTTTACGAGGACGCTGATCTTCTGGGATGATAAACTTCAATTGAATTGCTAGAATACCGTCTTGAATATCGGCTCCGTGCACTTGCACGTGTTCTGATAGCCTAAAGGTGCGTTTGAACTTCTTAGTGGAAATACCACGGTGAACGTATTCACGACCTTTTGTTTTGTGTTCTCCAGTTACAGTTAATGTCCGTTCATGCAACTCAATGTCAATTCCCTCTTTACTGAAACCTGCGACTGCTAACTCAATAAGATAGTCACTCTCAGATGTCTTGAGGATATTGTGAGGTGGGTAATGATCATGGGCATGTTTGGTAACATGATCCAATTCTTTAAAAAGGTGATCAAAGCCTACGAATGCGGCGGATGGAAATAGCCCTGTGGCTGTAGTTTTGCTTATCATAATAGTTTCTCCTGTAAAGCAAGAAGGGGTTAGTAGCCAGATCATCTGCACTACGCCCTTATTTAGTCATTTGTTAATTTTTACTTATTGCCTATGTTGTACTTGGGACATAGTTCCCACTTCACCTTCTCTTTGAAGGGAATGATTTTAATCTGTCTTAATGCCGCCAGTGGTTCTACATTCTGACCAGATACAATTGTAACCAAACCCCAATCGGACATTAGAGTTGCAATTGTATTACGTCTAGCCAGATCGTTCTCTTCCAAGTTTGACTTCTTACCATCTAGTAAGAACAGTTCCTTGAAGTGTACGATAAAGTATCTACCCTGTTTGTGCAGAATATGACAAGATTGAAATAGTTTGTTATCTTTCCTACTAGCTACACCGATACGAGTCAACGTTTCCCTAATCTTAAGGAAGTCATCTGGTTCATTTAGAGTGATTTCAAGCATATGCTTGGGGTTCCACTCCACAATCTTAGTTTCTTCGTTTTCCACCCTTATTCACCTTATTCTTTATTATAGTTAATTTCTCAGGTGACAATAGAGTCAAAGCTTGTCGGGCTAGTTCGTTATTATACCCATAATATTCCTTGACAGCATCAATATCACTTTCAGTGGACGGTTTCGTCCATTTAGAGAAACGTTTCCGTTTCCTGATGATATTTATAAGAAAATCAAATTGTAGTTTGCTGTCTAGGTGGTGATAGAAGTTCATTTCATTAGCCGCACGAACTGTGTCTGGAAAGTAACTTAATGATCTATTGATCATAAAAGAAGAATATGACTTCTCGGTCATATCATCAATCATAATGTTCTTTTTGCTATGATTTATAGCAGTTGTGAAATCAAAAGGACTTAAAGCTTTACTCATCTATACCACCGTCCATACCAGGCCATTCTATCCGTTCCATTCTATCAGTTAACTTAGATTCAGTCAAGTCTGTAGAATGTCCTTGTTGAACATCTTTACCTTTATAATATAACTGTGGATAAGTCTTGTGACCATTAGGTAGTGGATGATTGTTTAAGATCTCATAATCCACACCCCAAGTGTCAAGTTTCTCTTGAAGCATATGACAATACACGCAACGATCTTTGGTAAATAGTACAAGTTTCATTATGTAAACTCCACGTTAGCCATAATCTCAGTCATACATGCAACAACGTTTAGTTCATGATCTGCGACAAAGGCATTCTTGTATTGATAATCAGCTAGGATCAATACTAATTGAGGGATTGATTGTGGTGCTACCTTCTCTGACATAGAGTCGTAAATACCACGAAAGATAGCTGAAGCATCAACATCAATATTGTTAACTACCCATGTACGCATCTTCTTAAAGTTCTTAGTCTTCAGATGATCTAAGAGATCGTTATACTGATTACTAGTACCCACCATGCGAGTGCCAACAACCAAGTGCCCGCTTGTTCCAGATCTTTGGGCTTCGTTGAGTATACGCCGCCAATCGGGAGCGTGTTTAAGTATAATCTCTGCCGCTTCTTTTGTTTCATATGTTACACCTTCGGTCTTCAATATGCTACAAAGACGCTTTAGGAAACCTTCTGCCAACCCTGCCATTTGTTTCTTAGTTGTATTAAATTCATACACACCACAACGTGAGTGTAGGGGTTCGATGATACGGTTCTTGAAGTTACACGTCAGAATGAACCGACAATTATTCGAGAACTCTTCTATAAAACCACGCAATGCTGGTTGCGTAGATTGTGGGTTTAAATAGTCAGCCTCATCTAGAATAACAACTTTGTAGCCACCTTGCAATGATACAGACGAAGCAAATTGCTTAATCTTACCACGCAAGGTTTCAATGTTACCTTCTTCAGATCCATTAACTAAAATGTAATCTAAGTCTAGTTCATTACATAGTGCTTTAGCTACAGTTGTCTTACCTAGACCTGCTGTACCAGTGAAGAGCATATTAGGAACTTCACCGCTTTCAACAATACCTTTGAAGGTATTCTTTAGGTCTTTTGGTAGGATAGTATCTTCTATAGTCTTTGGGCGATACTTCTCTACCCATAAAAAGTCTTTTGACATTCACAGTCTCCATGATCAAGATTTCATTATATAATAGTTTGGAGTGGTTGTAAACATCAGTTTACGAAGTGCCTTCCTTTGCTTCAAATGCTTCAGACATAGAAATAGCTTGAATAGATTGATCACGTAGTGTTCCAATCGTTGATAGCTCTTCTCCACGGAAACCGCCACGTTGAACAATAGCATCAATAACAGCAACGGTACTTCGACCAATTTGAGCCATCAATTGATAAGCTTGTGCATGTTCATTGGGTGTTGGGGTTGGGGTATTTTTACTCATCATTAAACTCCGTATGTTGATGTTTTTTCAAATGCAATCCAATAAGAGAGACCAAGCTCTTTATTATTGAAGTGCGATATGTTTCTTGTTGAAATGGATACTTCATAGTCTCCTGGGATTATCCGTAGGTTAGCAATAGTAACAATGAAGTTAAATGTAGCACTAGGGTCAAAATCACCAACTATGTCAATAGAATATGCATTGGAAGTAGCATTTTTACCATCTACTACAGACAGTGTAAGAACACCATTAGAACCAGTGATTGATAGTTCAGTATGACCTAATGCAGATGCGGCACGTTTAATGCGACCTAATGTATCTGCATCTAATGTAAAGTTTACATCACCCCTTGGCATATTCACGTTCCTACGTGGTTTAGTCAACATCTCAGGATCTGAGTAGAAGTACTTGATCTTACTCCTACCAGACGAATCACTGACTGTAAGATAGTCATCAGAGAAATCTAGGTTAGGTGTATCGACTAGAGATAGCACCCCAAGAAATGAGTTTAAGTCATAGATCCCAAATGTAGTGGGGAAGTCTTCAACGATTTGTGCAGAAGACAAGATGTTAGTTGCTTCCGAAATTGTTCGGATTGTATTACCTTGCTCAATCACCATGTTGGAATTGATTCCTGCATAGTTCTTTAAGATAGATAAAGTAGTTTCAGATAGTTCCATAGTATGGACTCCATAGTTATAATGTAATAAGTATAGCCCAAGTAGAGCTATATGTCAAGTGTTTACTTCATCTTACTGAAGTTTTTGTCCTTAAAGAAGGTAACCTTCCGTTCGAACTTTCCGTCTAAGATCTCGCCTTTATGTGAGATAACGAATACATTTGTTTCGTCTCCAAGACTATATATGATCTTCATTAGATTGTCAACCCCCTCATGATCTAACGAACTATCAAATGTTTCGTCAAGAACCAATAGGTTAGTGGACACAGAATTCTTCATCTTAGCAATCATACGCCAAGTGAATAGTAGTGCTAGGTCAATACGTTGCTTCTCACCTTCAGAGAACGAATCGTATGAGAATGTATCACGATGTCTTGATCGAATAGTCTCATGAAAGTTCTCATCCAAGTTAAAGTGTACAAAGAAGTCTAGTGTTTGTAGATATTGATTAACTAGGTTATTGATGATAGGTAAGTATTGTTTAATGATCTTAGTTTTAATACCAGTATCTTTAAGCATCTCACTCATAGCAATGTTGTATGCTAACGATTCATTATCCACCATACGTGTCTCAAATGCACTCTCACGATCATCATGTAGTGTTTGTAGTACATCACGTTCTTTAGAGATGTCTCCATCCTTACCACGAATAACTTCCATGTTAGCTATAAGATCTCCGATATGCGACTGTAATCTAGAGATCTCACGATTGTTTGAATTACTCTCATTTGTTTTCAAAGCAATTGTCTGAACCTTTTCATTCAGATCTTTAAGCTTCTCTTCAATGATACGTGCCTCATCGTTAGCCTTATTCAAGCCCTCTTTAAGTTCAATTGCACGTGCTTTAGCTTTCTTAAGTTTATCACCTTTAAGATCCGCATCAATATCCTGTTCGCATGTAGGGCAGTTATCGTTATTATCAAAGAACTTTGCCTCATCACATACTGTCTTAATCTTCTGTGAAATAGTTGCTTGGAAATGTAACAGTTTTGTTTTGGTGTCGTTAGCAGTTCCTAGATTGTCATGTAGGCCATCAGATAAAGCTTCTATATCTTTACCAAGTTTTTCATTCTCTTCCTGTAGCATCATAATACTCTCACGAGACATATCAATCTGTTCTTCATTCTGAGTAATCTGTTCACCACTAAGGTTTTCAACTTCTCGTATATACTTCTTCTGTAAATCAATCTTCTCTTGAAATAGATCAATCTCAAATGTAGTCTCACGGATGTTATCTTTGAGTAATGCATTCTTTTCTTTAATCAGACCATTCATCTTAGAGAATACACCAATATCCAAAAGATCTTCAATTACTTCACGGCGATGTGGTGAAGACAATTGCATGAATGGTACAAAAGATGATGAACCAAGTACTACAATCTGATGGAACGATTTGTGATTAAGTTTAAGAATGTTCTGTTCAAGTATCTTTTGGTACTCACGTGAATGGGATGCTTGGTTGAGCATATGCCCATCCTTGTAGATCTCAAACACATTAGGTTTAGCACCACGAATAACTTTCCACTCAACTTTACCAATAGAGAACTCTACCTCAACCATACAGTCTTTCTTGTTGATTGAGTTTACTAGTTGTCCTTTAGAGATATTACGATGTGGTTTACCAAACAAAGCAAAAGAGATACCGTCTAGCATTGTAGACTTACCTGCACCATTGTGACCAAGAACTAGAGTAGATTTAGTCTTAACAAAGTCAACAGTAGTCCAGTTGTTACCAGAAGATAATAGGTTCTTATACTTAAGTGTTTTAAATATGATCATGCTACGCCTATCATCTCAACTTCTGCTTCGGTTTCAATCCATAGTTTAGCACCACAAGGTCTAGGTGCATCTGGACGATAAACCATCTTAGATGTACCTTTAATGTCAACTTCCATACAATATGTAATGTTACGACCCTGTTCTACTCTTACAACAGGTTTCTTCTCGTCACGTTTAGCGTTACGTTGAATAATGTTTCTGTTAATGTGTATAATAGTTGTCATACAATTTCCAATGCTTGAGCCTCAGTAAATAGATCCCTCATGCCCATCTTTAGTCTATCTTTGTCAAGATCTGTCTCAACATTTTCGATATACGTCTCTAGCAACACAGAAGTCTCTTCCACTGATATGCCTTCGTCTGAAACTTCATCACCAAGAAACTCAACAAAGTTCTCAGCAATCTTCAGTTCATGAATCGGTCTATTTTGTATTCTATCAACAAATCGATCAAATGTAAAGAGGTCAAGTTTGTTTATTACAACAATCTTTACAAACTTATTGTCTACCTGTGATAGATCAAAGTCATCGAAGTTTTCCTTGGTATCGTCATAGTATATGCGATGAAACAGCGTATGGGGATTGCGTATCTCTGTAATCTCACGTGTCTCAGTGTCTAATGTATGGAAATACTTATTGTCATGAGCATCAGACCATGTGAATTCTAACTGTGATCCAAGGTAATGAATGTTCTCCTGATTCGATTTTGTGTGGAAGTGTCCAGACATAACCATCTCAAACCTTGAGAATAGAGCAGGATCCATACCTTTAGGGTTTACTACACCCTTCATCATATCAAAACCTTGTAGCTCTAAGTGACCGCCAAGTATATCAGCTTTACAGTTTGCAATAAAGTCTAGACTTTCCGCTTCATTCTCATCACAAATCCAAGGCAACAGTGCCATCTTCATACCATCATAGTCCATCACTGTAGGTTTATGTACAATGTGGATCTCATTCATATAGTGACCAAGTAGCTCTTTCAAGCTATTCAGTTCATTAGTATTCTTAAAGAATGTGTCATGGTTACCACAGATGATATCCATGGTAATGCCATACTCCCTTAGTTTAGCAAGAAAGTATTGACGATTACGGTTAAGAGCACTGAAATTAATAAACTTCCTGTTATCGAAGTAATCACCAAGATGCACGATATGCTTAATACCATGTGCCAAAAGATGAGGAAAGAATACATCAGTAAAGAACTTCTCAGCATTATTGAGAAATATGTCATTACTATTGCGCACACCACAATGAGTGTCATTTAGAATCGCTATCTTCATTATTAGTCCTTATCACTTAGGAACTCACTAAGATCGGAATCAACTTTGACTTCTCGTTTCTTACGCTTCTTCTCTGATTTGACAAGATCTTTAACTACCGCATCTGCTTCTTTAACCTTTTCAATACGATCTTTTAAAATGTCAACATAGTTGGTTCCAACCAATTTGCTAAACTCTTCGGACATATCGATGCTCATAAACGCTTCAACACCAGAAGATGTCATATACTTATACTTAATATCTTGTTGTTTCTTTTCCTTTGCAATACGCCGAAGAAAGGCATACCAACTGATCTGCGTAAAGTATGCAAATGCATTAGGTTTACCTGTACGTGTAGCGGCTTCTATATTGTAGTTTTCAATTGCACGTAGACAATTCTCAACAGCATCCATAACCATCTCTTCACGATAGGTATAGCGAATGAAGTTAGATTTGTGGGATAGACCCTCTGCAATCTTTAAAAAGCATTCAGCGATGTAGTCTGGTACGATAGGTAACACACTCTCACTTGTCTTTGCTTCCATGACAGTTTTCACATAATCAACAACTGCGGATGAAAACTCTGCATTGTTTACATAATGAATACTGGCTCGTTTAGTTCGTGCCATCTATTACTCCTTTTCAGTAGACCTATTATACCAATTATTGGATAGGTTGTCAATCATAAAATAGTTGAAGTTTTTGTAATTTGGGGGGTTGACAGATTTGTGTTTCGATGGTATAATAAAGGACCATCTTCGGAAAGTAGGGATAGGGTTAGTGCAACTTGTCCTTGCGATTCTTTAAGAAAGATATGATATTGTCTTTCTCTTCTTCAGTAACTACATTCATGTTCTCAGCCGCTTCTTCTTCTACCAGATCTTTCCCATACTCATCCCATGCCTCTTGATCTATTTGTAGAAACTTAACTGTTTCTGTGTAGTTATCTATAGTCTCTGATGCAGGGTGTGCATCAATTGTTACGTGTCCTGCATTCAGTACTGAAACCATATTGTGCTGTACTTGCAATAGCATCCATGGGCGCATAGAACATAATCTATTGTCATCTTTTATCATATATTGAATGATTAAAGCATTACGAATTACAATCTCTTCACTATTATCATCATTCCATTCTAAAACCTCACAGACAATTTCAGATCCATCTACTAACTTAAACTGTCTTATCTCACTCATATCTTTAGTTCCACTTCATATATTTTATAATTAAACGACTCTCTAGCATATATCTTAATACGTTCTGCCGAGTGTAGTAGTGTGTAGTTCTTTTTACTCTTCCAATGCAAATCATCTGCAATATCATATAACACTGTAGTCGCACCGTTATCAGAGTTCCTTAATCCACGTCCTATAGACTGTTGTACTTTAATCTGACTCTTAGATGGTGATGCAAAGATTATGTTATGTAAGTTTCTAATATTAATACCAGTAGAGAAGGTTCCTAAACTTGCAACAATAATGGCATTCTTTTGTGTTTCAACGATCTTACGTATCTGCTCTCTGTCGTTAGTATCTGTCTCACCTGATACAAAGAACACTTTACGCTTACTATGTGCTTTATTCTTAATTTGATCATAGAGCACTTTACCGTGCTTGTCAACAAATTGGAATAATACTAGTGTGTTACCATTTTGGTCTAAAGATAGGTTTGTAATCAATCTGTTACGTGCTTCGCATTTAACGATGTAATCTATCTCTTGATGGTATTCTTTCTTCCCCCAAGCTTTTCTAACTTCTTCTGGATACTTTAGCAATAGAACCTTAATGTCTAGTGGTGCCAGTGTGTTATCGTCTTGAAGCTTTTTGGTGGTTGTAACATTATATATACGCCCAAAAAGTCCCTCTAGTACAAGTTTGTGTGTCTTAGTTCCATCTAACGTACCAGTCGTACCAAATCTATATTCAGCCTCTCTACTCTTATTCATGATACCTGTTAATGATTTAGACTTAAAGTTATGAACCTCATCACCAAATACTGTACCAAACTGCTCAAACCAAACTCCTGGTAGTTTATAGATTGACTGCCATGTAGATATAAAGACACGTTGGCTCATGTTCATCTTAGGCTTCCCTTGGTAGATCCTATGACACATATTCTCCACATCCCAACTCTCATCGTATGTAGAATAGTCTTCGAAGTCTGCATACATCTGTTGAACTAAAGATGTTGTTGGGACAATGATTAGCACCTTTTTAGTGCTATTAGCTAACATCCAACGCATCAGCATATAGATGATTAATGACTTACCAGAACCTGTCGGTGATAGTAGGATAGCTCTTTTGCGATGCACTGCTTCAACCATTGCCTCTAGTTGATACTCTCTTGGAGCAATCTGAGAACCTCTACTTGACAAAGTTAACTCTTTCACAAAGTCAATTAAGTCATCGAAGGCTATATCATTTGTACTGTCTGGTCTGCCATAGTATGCATCATGTTCTACCTCAATCACATATCCACGTGCTTTGGCAAACTCCTGTACGTATGAGAAAAGACCAATAGGCAATTCACACGATTGTGCATTAAAGAGACGGATCTTACCATCCCACATCTTATTTCTATAAGAAGGTACGAACTTATATCCCGGAACATAGAATGAGAAAAAGTCAACTAACTCATTTGCTATTCCTGGTATAGTATGTACAAGACATACAGATTGATTCTTCTGCGTTATTACTAGTTTATCCACCGGCCTCGAATTGCCTCCACCTGATCATATTTCCGATTGTTTGGTGTCTCCAATTAAGATTAGTAACAATCTCTGTCAACGCCTCAACATTAGTCTTTCGTAGAGTGATTAGTTCTACAGTTTTTTGGATGTCTGTATCTGCATCATAATAGTAATCCATCTCACCCTTAAGGACTTTTAAGCCATTGAAAGGATCGAATTCCCAACCTAGATCTTCAATCTGATCTTGGGTTAGCTTACCATTATAGTATAGCCATTTCTTTTTAAGTAAGGATTTTTGTGAAAGTTCTGCCTTCTTCAACTGCAACTTTGCAATCGATAGAAGTTCTAGATACTTTGCGTGTAGTACTGGTGTATTTCTACTAGTCTCATCTAAGTTAAACTGTTCAATAGCACTATCGGTTTTCCACATTTCCAGAACGGTTTCTAGGTTCATTATCAAACTCCATAATCATTTTATATACCTTATCTATACGATGTCAAAGTAGGTAAAACTGAATGAGATAGGTACTGTTATGTACTGCACATCACTCGCATTAGCTGTTAAGTTAACTGCACCAATCAAAGTAGGAATGCAGTCTCTATAGATAAACTTGTTAGTTGTGTTATTGTGACTAGACAATATTGACAATGTAATATCCGCAGTTGTAGCTACTGTATTGCTGTCAGTTGCTTTCTGTTCAGATTGCAGAACCAAACGTTCTAACCAACTGTACATTTCTTTATATCCAGTCAAGTTTTCGTCTAATAGTAACTCTAAAGACAACTCATCGTATAGGATCTTATCCCCAGGTGTATGCACTGCAACACGAGAATATTGCACCTCAGTCTGCGCTACAGATACTGATGGGTGTACAATTGCTTGCACAAAGAACTCAAGGTTAGGATAATTCTTCCTATTAATACTTACTTTGTATCCTGTGGGCTGCAGGAAGTTCTCGTTCTTAGTTAAAGTTGCCATAGGGTTTCCTTAAAATTGTGGAATAGTCATAGCGTCTAAGTCAAAGTTTACACTGACTCCACATCCACAACTACTCTTAGCATTTGGGTTATTGATCTCAAAGTTACTTCCAGTCAAACTGTGGACATAATCAACCTCAGTTCCGATTAGAAACATCACACTATCTACACTGATAACAAATCTTCCTGTATCACATTCAATAACTTCGTCTTGAGGTCCGATCTGGTCTGCCATCATTGTACCCCAATCATATTCAAACCCAGCGCAACCACCACCTTTTAGGTTTAGGCTAATTGCATCACATTTGTTTTCAGAACAAAGTTTACTGATCTGTTCATTTGCTCTTGGTGTCACTGTACATATAGTCATATAGATCTCCTCTTCACCTCTATTTATACACAAAATAACACTTGACATCTAACGAATCGCATGCTATAAAATATGTATAACAACAAAGAAAGCGAATCAATGCCTACTATAAACGAAAGCTACTTCGAACTACTTAAAGTGTTTAAACCAATATATGCTGAAATTATCGGTAGACTTGACAGAGACTATGTCGAAGACGATGGTTCTTACAATTGGGACTTTGTATCTGCCGATATGCATTTAGCTATGCAAGTAGAAGGTTTAGATCATAAGCACTCTAATGCACTTCAACAAGAAATTGATTACTGTTTAGAAAAGGATTTTCCATTATGCAATATATAACAAACGAAGAACTGTGTAGAGCACAGTCAAACGCCATTTCATTGGATAATATGTTAAAGACCTTAGAGGCTATGGACTCTCCTGATGAGAATGCAAAGAAGCATTGTAAACTTCAGCTAGATAGATATGATGCGTTATTCGATAAAATAGATTTAGGAAAGATCCTTGTTCAAGACCCACTATGAAATAGTTGTTCCATACCAACACCAATATGAATCAAGCAAACTTATTCGTAAGACTGCGGAAGATGGTCATCGTTATGCTATGTTTGTCAAGGGTAATGACCATCTGATCAACGGTAGAACATATTGCTTTAAAGATGAAGACGGTAACTATGTTAGTACGTTTGTTAGCCAATATTCTGACATCATAGACAATAACCTAGAACCTGAGATTAAAGATGCTGTGCTTGGGTTACATGAGAAGGGTTACTTAACGTTTACATCCTGTCAAGGCCATGACGATTCTAAGCACAGATACATTGGTGTATTATTCAATACCAAAGAACAAAAGAAAGAATTCATATCAAATGTAGATAACCTTAAGTGTGATATCCATTGGTATGATAATGTTATTAATACTGTTGAAAGACCTTGTGGTGCAATTCCTTGGTGGTCTGATGGTGGTATTACGTTGCATATTGTATATGACGATTCATTGTATGAAGAAGCCCCACAACAACTCAGAAGGCAAAAACCTTACACAGATTTAGATCTAACTAAGTTTTGGAACATCCAGACTTGTAGAAACTATCGACATTATGAATGTATCGTACTTTCATTTGGATATCCTATGTTAGAGAAATCGATATGGAAAACACTTAAGAAGCATTTCTTCTATAACCACTATAAGGTTACAAGTGCATATCATCAATTCGTAAACAAAGTAAATAAGCTACCTGAGTATTTGGCATAAAAAAAGGCTACCGCCTTAGTTGATACCTAGAAGCGATAGCCTGTGTGGGTGGGGTTTAATCCCCACCTCATTT